ACCTTGACCAAGTGATTAAGCCGTGGCAAAAGTTACCGTTCTTTTTCAAACCCGCACACGACGGTTCGAGTAATCCAAAAGAGCGATTGAACTTTCAGTTTCCGGCAGATAGGACAAACTTAGGTGTAACGGACAGGCAAGTTTTAGCCCACGAAGGATGGATAGAACCCCGTGCAAGTGGCGAAAGGGCGTTCGACGGAACTATGCTACACTTCTGTATGAGGGATGAGGGCGGTAAGATTGAAAACTCGGTCTACGACCTCAACGAATGGTGGAGTATTCACCGTAAATGTATCTCACAGGGTTTCCGCTACCACGGCCTATCGCTTATATCCTCGACGTTTGGTGAAATGGATAGCGGCGGTGGTCGTCAGTTTCAGTCTTTGATTAAGGACTCATACTTTGAGGACAGGGATAGAAACGGGCAGACGCGCTCAGGTCTTTTGGTGTATATGGAACCGGCCTTTGACGGACTTGACGGGTTCTTTGATAAGTTCGGTATGCCGATTATTGACGACCCGAAAAAACCCGTGGAAACAACCGACGGGACATTTACAAGCGTAGGCGCAAAGACGGCTTTAGAAAACAAGAGAAGTGCTTTGAGCGCTGCGGGTGACGAGGAAAGGTTGATAAGCGAAATGCGCGACTTTCCAAACACCTTGCGCGAGGGTATGACAACGGGCCGCTCAACGTCGGGCTTTAACGTGGCTATCCTTCGTAATCGTATTTCTTATCTCAGATTTACACGCCGATCATCGCTGACCCGAACCGTGAGTCTTGAATGGAAGGCAGACTTTGGCGGTGACGTGAGAGTTGTGGACGACCCAACGGGAATGTTCCATGTGTCGTTTATCCCTGAGCCGGAACTTAGAAATAAGAAGGTCTACGACCCCACGATTGACGGATGGATGCCTGACCCTTCGGTGTGTGGAAAGTTCATCTTAGGTATTGACCCCTATGGCTTTAGGGAAGAAGATATTGTGTCCGACGGCTCAAAAGGCGCGGGTGCAATGTTCTATCGCCGTGACTACTTGATTGACGACGAGGACAAGCCTATCGAGCAATGGTCGTCCAATAAGTTCGTTTTGGATTATGTAAACCGTCCGCCCGAACCTGAGCAGTTTGCAGAGGAGATGCTAAAGGCTTGTATCTTGTACGGTGCTTTTGCGTTCCCTGAAATGAACTGGCCGCTTATTGCCGACAAGTTTAGGGATTGGGGTTATCATGGATACCTTTTACACCTTATAGACCACTTCGGTGCGCCACTTTCAATGCCCGGCATAAAGACCACCGGAGCAAGTAAGACCGATATTTTGAGCCGTGTCCAAGAGTACATTCAGCGTTACGGCCAATACGAAAATCACCTCAATATCTTGGAGGATTGGTATTCGCTTAACGGGCCGGACGATATGACCAACCGAGATTTAACTGCTGCGAGTGGTGTTGCTTTAGTAGGCGCTTATTCCAAGTACCCTCAAAGTTTCGACGACCAAAGACCGAAGGATTACGACAGTCCGTTTGGGACGTTTGAGTATTGACTTTTGATTTGCTCAATCATGCTTTCGCATTTAAGAGCCTTTTCAATATCATCAGTGATTGACTCAGTTCCTTTAAGCCCTGCCCTCATTCTGTACTTAAACGCTGAAACCTCAAAGAACGCTACGGTTTTCTCCACGCCATAAACGTCAATCATCATTTGCCACACTTCTTTCGAGTGCTTTTTGTAGTGGTCGGGGTTGGTCTTGTTACTCATGCGCCAAAGATACGTTTCTCTAAACATTCTTTGAAACAAAAAATGCTTAATGAAGTGTTAAACTATCTTTGTTAGCAATGATACGCTACGCCGGTACAGCAGTTACGTTTCCTCCCGACGATATTGACCCCGAAAAGAAAGAGAAAAAAGAGTGGGGCAAACGTGTGGCAGATGCGATTTGGTCGCGTTTTTCGACTAACGCAACGTATTGGGGTTACGATAATTCCAACGTCTTCACTATGTATCGTTCATACCTTGAAGGCCGTCAGGACAACGGTGTTTACAAGGATTGGTTCACGGGCGCGACGAAGGATATGCCCGAACTTGCGAGAAAGAACTTTGCAAGAAAAGGATACGCCAACGTGGACTTTCGTATCGTGTCCTACGCCCCAAAGGTTCGGGCCATCATTCAGTCCATACTATCATCCTCGGACTACAAAGTAGAAGCCAATAGCCTTAACCCTCAAAGTATTGCCGAGCGCAAGACGATGAAGTGGCGAATGTTCTATGAGGCTAAGTTCAAGCAACTTAAAGTCAAAGCAGGACTTCCCGTAAAACACAACCAATGGGAGCCTCAGAACGAGCAGGAACTTGAACTCTACGATAAATTAGGGGGCTTCAAATTAGCGTATGAAACCGCTATTGAGGACATCGCACAGCACACTTTCGATATTTCGTCGTGGCCGGATATTCGCACTAAGAGCGTTGACGACTTAATCGAGTGTAACTTCATTTGCGGCAAGCAGTACGTCTGCCAAAAGACAGGAGCGACAAAGATTAAGCACATCGCACCCAAAAGGCTTGTAATGGCATGGGTAGATGATTTGCGCGAGAAAGCCCCGAACTTCATAGGACACCTTGAAAAGTACCGTCTTGCAGAAATTCGCAACGTACTTGTTGACGAGGGGTATTCGGAAGAAAAGGTGCGAGAAGTGGCAAAGACCTACTTCCCAAGCCTCGGACTTACCAATACATGGGAGTTCTACGATGTTCGTGACCCTGTAACAAACAGATTCCGTTGGGAAGACTTCGAGGTAGATGTTCTTGAATTTGAGTATTTGTCTAACGACTTAACCTATTACACAGGCCGAGAGACTAAAGACGGTAAGTATATCTACGACAAAGACACCGAGCGCAAGGAAAAAGCCCCGTATGCCGACGGTCGCAAGCGCAAGACCGATATAGTATCAAACATGGTGATTTACGAGGGCAAGTATATCCTCGGCACACAGTTTTTGTTTGATTACGGTCGTCAAAAGAATATCGTTAAGGAAACCAAGGACGAGGCTAAATCATCCTACTTCGTTGAGCGTGTAGAAGGCATGAGTATTACCGAGCGTTGTTTGCCGCTATACGACGCGACAATGCACTCATGGCTTAAACTCCAAGCCGCGGTTTGGGCAGCAGCACCGAAAGGTTTTGCGATTGACGTTACAGCTCTTCAAAATATTTCACTTGGTGACGGGGTAATGAAGCCCCTTGACCTTATTCAGATTCGTCGTCAGAACGGTACGCAACTTTACAAGTCCTCAATGGTGATGGGTAAGGTTGTAACCGGAGCGTCGTCTATTCAAGAGTTGGAGGGAGGATTAGGTAAGCAAGCAGCCGAATGGACGAATATGCTTGAGTACTACCTAATGAAGATTTTGGACGTTGCGGGTATTACACAAGCCCTTGCAGCGTCGCCAAACGTGTCCTCGGAGAAAGGATTAGGCGTTAGTCAGTTGGAAGTTGACGCGACCAACAACGCACTTTTCCCGCTCAAAGACGCGATGGTTAAGTTCAAGGAAAAAGCAGCCCGTGTCGTTATTGCCAAGACTATTCTCAATATTCGTTTCGACCAAAAGTGCCGTGAGTACTACGAGGGTATCATTGGCCGCGAAAGAATAGAAGCAATCCTATCGGTAGGCGACACAACCCTTGAGCAGCTTGCTATTAAACTCGAAGCGCTGCCGTCACAGGCCGAAAAGATGCAGATTATTCAATCTGCAAACGAGAGTAAAAAAGTAGGAAAGAGTGGCGGAACGGGTATTACCGAAAGCGACTATCAGTTCATCGTTCAACTCATCACGCAAGACCAAGTAAAACTTGCGGCGTGGTATCTCTCACTTAGCGAGGAACGTCAGGCACAGAGAAAGGCACTTGAGGCGGCGGCTATGTTGCAAGAGCAATCCGCAGCACAGGCACAGGCGGCTATTCAGGTCGAACAAGCCAAGATGCAAGCGGCACAGATGTTAGCGCAAGTTGACGTTCAGACCTATGCGGCAAAGGCCAATGTAGACCTTATGAAAGAAATGAAACTCAAGCAACTTGAGGGACAAATAAAGACCGACATTGAGTTGATTAAGGGTGAGCAGATTCTTGAGCAAATACAGCTTGAGGCCACTTTGGAGGCCCAATACGGCAATGAAATCAGTGGAAAAGTATAACCATAAAAACAGCTAAAACAATGGCTTTTGAAACCCTGCCGGAAAACTTGCCCGGCGATGTAAGCACGATGATTGAAAGCGGTATCGCTACCCAAGCGGAGGCTTTGCAGTATCTCAACGAAAAGT